CTCCTTTTCGTTTTCGCTCGTGTCAACCCGATCTGATCGGGTTGACGGTCAATGTCATAAAGACACAGGCTGGTGTCATTCTCCGGTATTCAGTTGTTAATGTTCATCATTGCCCGGGACCATCTTCTCCCGAGCCGTACACATATGCAATTATGCAACAGTATAGGATAGGCCAGAAGCCTACCTTCCCACCACTATAAAACTATATCGGCTGATTTGTCAATAGGCAGTTGGTTTTTTCAGACAGATACCGGCCGATTAGTCGGAGGTTATTGTAACAGTTAACTTTCTTTTGTCAATACCTTGTATGGCGATGTGCGTCGAATCTGTCAGCTTTCGGGTATCAGCGGTCGGCCACCAGATTGCCGCGTCCCGACTTCGCCGGGACTCGCAATGACAAAGGGGGGCCGACTCCGCCGGGACTCGCAATGACCGCATCCACGTTACCGCGGGCGGAGCGATGCAATTCCGGTGCACGCAGTCCAACCACATGCCGTGACCTCAACCACCAGACTGCCGCGCAATGACAAAGGGGGGCCGACCCCCGACTTCAGTCGGGGCAGGCTCTGAAGGGTCGCACCACATCAGGGTGAGAGGGTAAAGGCGATCATGGTATCCCCCAAGACAGGACAAAATCCGGTTGCCCTGCTAGAACGAATGTGCTAAAGTTGTGTCGGTTGCCCAATCCCCGGGCAGCCCCGGCCCGACAGGTCGGGATGCCCGAAGACCGAGATGAAGCGGGGAGAATCCCGCCCCCACCACGCTCCACCCTGAGGCGAGGCATTGGCTGTAAGGAATCGAGAGGCATCCATGGTGAGCAAGCTGGACTGGGACCTTTTGCCGGAGGAGTTCCCCTATGAGGACAGGGGTTGTGAGATGGCGCCGTCGTGTCTCAGTTGCCCGTTCCCGAAGTGCCTTGAGGAGGAGCCATGGGGCAAGCAGAAGTTCTCGAAGCGCAGGCGCGCCGAGCTAATGGCGGAGTTGAGGAGGGAGGGGAAGAGCATTGAGGAGATCGCCGGCATATTCGGCGTCAGCGAGAGGACGGTGGGCAGGGCGCTGAAGAGGCCGCAACTCCCCAGCGCGCCTGTCACAGGCCGGAGCAGTTGACCCTGAAAAACGCCACAGTGACAGTGAATGCTAAGTTCAGATACAGAGAGACAATAAGAAACACGAGGTAGAGGATGTTCCAGAGTAGCGCAAGCATGCCGCCATTATAGACAGAGATGCCCCCTGGAGCAATATCGAGGTGTGAATCCCGATGGACCGGGCAACGAAGCATGACGCTCTTGCCACGGGATTGCCGCGTCCCGATTTCATCGGGACGCGCAATGACAGGAAGTAACCCGACACAGTCGGGATTCGCAGTGCCCGCACAACGTCACTGCGAGCAGAGCGAAGCAATCCGGTTGTCTGGAGTGGTCATGGAGTGTGTTCTCAACGACGAGATTGCCGCGTCCCGATTTCATCGGGACTCGCAATGACAGAGTATTGATACCGACTGGAGGCATCAGAGATGACTGACCTAACCCCCACGACCATTCAGCGCATGGACTCCCCGCGTATCGCCCGGTACCTCGCCAATCTCGCCTTTTACCAGGGGAAACACTGGCCGGAACAGTCCCGACACCGCCAGCTCGTCTTCAACTACGCCAAGATATCCATCGACAAGCTCACCAGCTTCCTCATGCAGGGTTTCGGCTTCACATGCTTCGCCGACCTGGAGGACAGCGGCGCCACCGGCCGCGTCCGGGCAGCCGAACGAGCACTCGCCGACACCTATCAGTTCAACAACCTTAGCCAACTCGACTATGAGACCGAGATCGACGCCGCCGTCCTCGGAGACGGCTGCTATAAGGTGACCTGGGACTTCGACGAGGAACGCGTCCGCATCACGTCCCCCGACGTCTCCGGGATCTTCGCCTGGTGGCTAGGAGACGACCTTTCCCGCGTCTGGCGCGTCGCCTCCAGGTACCCGCTCACCCAGGACGAGGTCGCCATGCTCCACAGCGTCGCAACCCCCAAGAAGAACGCCTGGATCACCGAGATCTGGACCGATACCAACTTCGAGATGTTCGTCGACAGCACAAAGGTTGAGTCCAAGCCCAACCCCTACGGCTTCGTCCCCTTCATCATCTTCCCCAACGTCCGCGACCCGAAACACTTTTGGGGCGTCTCCGACATACCGGCCATAATGCAGCCACAGCGGGAGTTGAACCGTGCCTATTCGCAGCTCTCCCGCATCCTGGAGCTCTCAGGCAACCCGATCGCCGTCCTGGAGAACGTCGGCCTCGCCGAGGACATAAAGGTACAGCCCGGGGCCTTGTGGACGCTTCCGGAAGCCTCCAAAGCCTACCTTCTGGACCTGCTTAAGGGCGGCGGCGCCACTTTGCACGTCGACTACATCGACCACCTCTATCGGGCCCTGCATGATACCTCGGAGATCCCCCGGGCCGCCTGGGGCGGCGTTGAGAAGGAAATGTCCGGCGCCGCCCTCCGCATCGAGCTCGGTTCCCTCATTCAGAAGGTTGTCAGGAAGCGCCTCGTGCGCACCGACAGCTATTACAGGCGAAATGCCTTGATACTGCGACTACTCGAGCAGTACGCAGGCCTCGATACCACCGACGTAAGACATCGCGTGGTTTGGGGGCCGGTCCTCCCACAGGATATCGAGCGCCAGGCCATGAATGAGCAGCTTCTCGTCCAAGCCGGCGTTCACAGCCGCAGAACCGCGATGGAAGAGATGAACGTCCAGGACCCCGACGGGGAGTTTGACAGGTGGCTTGAGGAAAGGAGAAGGATCCTCCAAATGAATCTGGAGTTTAAGGCACAGTCCACCCGCGGCGGCGCGAGAGAGAGAGCCTACGCCTCGGAACCGGAAGTGCCTGAATAATAGCTCACAACAGGAGAAGAATGACCCCACAGAACGAGCAGACACAAGACGAACCAACCCAGGACCAGACTGAGGCGACTCAGGACATCGTCGTCGACAACAAGGGAGCCGTCACCGACCGCGTCTCCGACCTTGAGGCACAGCTTGAGACCGAGCGCCGGCGACTCGCCGACGCCACGGTCGAGCTCACCTCGAAGGATGAGGAAATCGAGTCGTTGCACGTCCGCGTGGTAGACCTCCAATCGAACCTCGACGCCACCCAGAAGAACATGGTCACGCTTAACACCGCCGTCGGTGACGCTGCCGGGAAGTACCTCGCAGCCCAGCGTGCCCTTCACCCCGAGGTGCCGTCCGCCCTGATCACCGGGGCGACCATCGCAGAGGTCGACGAGTCGGTCAAGGCCGGCCTGCAGGTTGTCGAGGCCGTCAGGTCCACCCTGGCCGCCGAGGCCAAGCAGAACCGTGTCCCCGCCGGCGCTCCCACCCGGGAGGTCAACATCGACGCCCTGTCGCCCGACGAGAAGATCAAGCTCGGACTAACACAGCAGAGAGAAGGAGGTAACTAACCAATGAGTATGACGCTTGCAGAAAGCGCAAAGCTTACCCAGGACGTCCTCTTGAGGGGCGTCGTAGAGACCATCATCAAGGAGAGCCCTCTCCTTCAGGTCATGCCCTTCGTTCACATCGAAGGCAATGGCCTCACCTATAACCGTGAGAAGGCCCTGGCAGCCGCCGCCTGGCACGCTCCCCTGGGAGACTGGACCACAGCGACGGCTCCGGAGTTCGACAAGCTCACGGCCACCCTGGCCATCCTCGGCCGCAACGCCGACCTGGACAGCTTCATTAAGCAGACCAGGTCCAACATTCAGGACGTCGAGGCCGTGGTCCTCGAACTGGCCGCCAAGTCCGTTCGACACGAGTTCGAGCGCACGATGGTGTACGGCACCACCGGGGCCTACCTCACCGGCCAGACCGCGGACGCCAACGCCTTCAACGGCCTCATCGTCAACATCGCCACCAAGTCGGCCAGCGACCAGGTGATCGCCGCTGGAGCCACCGGCGCGGCCCTCACCTTCGCCCTGATCGACCAGCTCATCGACGCCGTTAAGGGCGGCAAGCCCGACGTGCTTATGATGAGCCGCCGCACCAGGCGCAAGATGCAGAACCTCGCCCGGGCCGCCGGCAACAACCTCCAGGTCGAGAGGGGGTTGCTCGGTGACTTCATTCAGCTCTACAACGGCATCCCGATCGCCGTGAACGACTGGATTCTCGACACCCACACCCTCGTCGCCAGCCTGGAGACCGCCGCCACCGGCGGAGCTAACTCCACCATGTACGCCCTGCGCTTCGGAGAAGGCGCCGTCTGCGGGGCCACCAACGGCGGCATCCAGGTCGAGAACGTAGGCGCCCTGGAGGGTAAGGACGCCCTCAGGCGCCGCATCAAGTGGTACTGCTCGATGGTCGACTTCAACGTCGTCTCCCGGGCAGCCTTGATCGGCATATCCGCTGCCTAGACAGTAACCTTATCCTCATAGCAGCCGGGGGGAGAGGGAAGTCCCGACAGCGATCGGGATCCCGACTTCAGTCGGGAACCCTCCCTCTCCCCCCACGGGAGAGGAACGGCTTGGAAAACGAGAGGGTTGTTCATTGCTTAAGCTTAAGCTTAAGCGCCTATGCTTATACTTATACTTCTTGTTTGATAATGATGAGTAGAGCATACGCTTGGCAATCTTCATGCCAGAAGGAGTGATTGAATGAATCTAGTTGAGTTGAGGGCCCGCGCCCGGGAGGATCTCCAGGACGAGGATTCCGCCGACTACCACTGGACGGATGATCAGATCGACGGCGCCATCCAGAGGGTTGTCGCCGAGTACAGCGCAGCCGTGCCCGCTCAGAAACAGGACGACCTGGCCACCACGGCCGACAACGTCGAGCTCGACATCAGCACGCTCACCGACCTTCTCCTGCTGCAGTCGATCGAGTTCCCCATCGACCAGCACCCGCCCTACATGCAGCGGTTCCAGATGTGGGCCGACCGTGTCTTCATGGTTGACAAGGGAGACGGCAACGACGCCCGGGTCCGCTGGCTGCAGGCGCACACCGTCGCTGCCGGCAGCAGCACCGTCCCCGCGAAGCATGACGAGCTCCTGATCCTCGGCGCCACCGGCTACCTGGCCATGTCCGCATCGGCCTACACCGTCGACCGCGCCAGTATCGCCGGCCGGTACGGCACCATGAGCTATCGCGCCTGGGGCAAGGAACGCCTGGCACGGTACGACACCACGCTGGCCACCGTCTCCCGCCGGATCGAGAGGCGCACGCTTTACACGGAGGAATGATGAAACATTGCCGTCATTGCGAGCCCCGACTTGTCGGGGCGTGGCAATCTCCTCTCTCTCAACGGGAGAGGTCCGACTCTGTCGAGACT